TCACGTTTGGTTTTAACTCTTTAATTAAACCCATAGGAGTATCGTCGTCGAATATAATAACTTCGTCTACTCCCTCAATACTTTCCAATACTATCTTTCTTTCTTGTTCGTTGTTAATAGGTTTACGTTTAATACGTTCAACCGATTTATCTGAATTCAATCCAACGATTAATCGGTTGCCTAACTTAGATGCTTCTTTTAGTAATGCAATATGACCACTATGAATGATATCGAAACAACCATTGGTAAACACAACCTTTTCTACAACATCATCATATATAGGAACTGCCGTTCCGACCTTACCGACGACAACTCCGGCTGCTCTGTTTGCCTTTCTCATAGCACTTTCGACACCTTCGTGTAAGAATGACGCAAACGTTGCTATAACAGTGTCTCCCGCCCCAGTAACGTCAAATACTTCTTTTGCTTCAGATTCTAACCAAATAGATTGACCGTCTTTCCCGACCCAATGCATACCATCTGCACCTAGAGTAACAAGTATTCCTTGTAAGTCTAATTCTATTACTGCTTGTAATGCACTGGTAATAGAAAACTCACAATACACTTCTTCAAACTCTTTTTTGTTAGGAGTTAAACAGTACGCACCACTATACTTAGACCAATCCGTTCCTTTTGGATCAATAATAACAGGTACACCAAAATCCATAAGATATTCTAAGTATTCATTGTGGATTGTTCCTTTATTGTAGTCAGAAACGATTATTACATCTGGAACGTTTTCAAGTTTATTTGTATATGGATATGCGATATTGCCGTGGTCAACCCTCACCAATTGGTGACTATCAGACATGATTCTAATCTTAGAAATAGTCTTATTTTCATACGAGTAACTGAAGTTAAATTTAACGTCAAATTCCTTCAATTTATGAGTCATAATCATTGACGCATTATCGTACCCTACACACCCTAGGCTCGTCACCTTGGAACAAAACACCCTTGAGGTAAGGGCAACGTTAGCTGCTCCACCAAGTACGTGAGATACGGAGATACCTTCTACTATTGGCACGGGTGCTTCGGGAGATATTCTATTACTGGTTCCGTTCCAGTATTCGTCTAGCATTACATCACCAACAACGACTATATTCTTTTCATTCATTCACAAGCTCTCATTTTATATAAATAGTATAATTACGTAAATATGTATAATACATTTAAAACAAGGATATTCCCAGATGGAAGATTTGAATCACATTAGGGACTCTATTGATATTATGAAAGAACGAATCACCCGTCTCGAAGAAAAGATGAAGACTGTTTATCACAGAACAGAACGCATTGAGGACAAGTTGGATAAGTTGATTGAGCAAGGACAGGGTCAAAATATAGACATTGCTACAAATCAGATTCACATTGGAAACGGTGAGAGGATGTTTTGGCTAGTTGCGTCTGCGGTAATTGGATTAATTATGTATTGGTTGAAGGGGTAATATATGATAGAAACGTTATTTAATATAGAGATGTTGTTGAGTATTTTTGCTTCAACATTAGGTTTGGGTGGATTCTTTTTCACATTGAAGCATAGAATGTATTACTCAGTTTGGGCAAGGAGTTCAATTTTAATGGGTTCTATTACATCGTTAGCACATTTATATAATTTTGAGTATATAAGAGAAACATTAATGTTATCCGAATATGCTATTGTTTGTATTATGACTCAAACGATGTTTAGTTTATCAATATTATTATTCACGTTTACAATATTAAGATTCAAATGGAAATGGCAAGTTGACGTACATAAACATTGTACATCGTCAGATTGTCCGTTAGTAATGAAATATAAATAGTATTAAAATAAGAGAGATATTATGGCAAAGGTACAGTCAGCAACAGAATTAAAAGAATACGCATATCGTAGGTTGGGTTATCCAAAGGTAGAAATACAAGTGGACGATACTCAGGCAATGGATCGTATTGACGACGCTGTTCAATTATTCATCGAACGTCATTTTGACGGTGTTGAAGAAAAGTATATCACTATAACGTTTGATGCTACTGACGAGGCAAACCAATATATTACTATGCCTGACGACGTTATCGCAGTGACACGCATATACGAGCCGGGTCGTTATTCATCAGAAGCAATGAGTGATGTTCGTTATAAAATTATGTTTGACCAAATGTTCGATATGACTAAAGTTAGTATGCAATACTACGAAATGACTATGCAGAACTTATCAATGATTTCTGACTACTTTAACCCTGATAGAACATTCACATTCAATAAAGCAAACAACCGTTTATACTCTCATTCTGGAACTATCTTAGGTCCATCGTGTAAAGTTAAAGGTGTTTGTTCTGTTGTTGCTCATACTACTGAAACCGACTGCGTCGCTGCGGCTGCGACGTGGACTGCGTATGATACGGAGACTAAGTGTACCACAGCCGGTTCATTATGGTATGAAGGAAGTGTTATGATGCTACGTGGGTTTGTTGGATTACACCCAGATGAGTCAACTGGTTATGCCATTGACGTATATAACGACGAATGGATGAAAAAGTACACTACTGCTTTAATTAAAAAGCAATGGGGTTCTAACATGAAGCAATACGATGGTATGCCACTTCCTGGTGGAATCGTTGTAAATGGTCAACAACTATTTGATGAAGCAAACGAAGAAATTTTAAGACTTGAAGAGCAATTCTCACTTGAGTATGAGATGCCAACTAACTTCTTAGTAGGTTAAGACTATGGGTATGTTTGATAATATGTCCAAATCTCCAATGATTAAGGACATGGTAGAAGAAATAGTAGAAACGATTGGGTTTTCTGCTAAGTATCTTCCACGCAAATATAAAAATCTAGATCCGATCTTCGGTGAGGATCCAGTATCACATTTTGATACGGTTTGGACATTAAACATACTAGTTGATGAATATACCGACTACGGGGATGTTGGAGATTTCTATTCTAAATTCGGTGTTCAAGTAACAGACGAAATGAAAGTGTCTTTTACTAAGAAAGCATTCGCCGAGCAAACAGTTGCTACGGACGACGATATGCCGATTGCAGGTGACTTATTGTACTTTGGTGACCTTGAGGCATTGTTTGAAGTATCGTTCGTAGGCAACGATTCTTCGTTCTACCCTACACCCGATGGTCCACAACACGTATGGCAGCTGAACCTTAAACCTTGGGAATATGGTCATGAGAATATTGACGTTACTGACACAGAGATTGAAGGGTTAGAAGCAGATATTAAAACTAATTTGAATAATGAATTAGGCACACCAGATTGGGATTTGGAAGACGACGATGTATTAAACTTCGAAGAAATGAATCCATTCGGAACAATAGGATAATAATATGTTTGGGACCACTTTTTATCACGGAACGACACGTAAACTTATTGTTGCCTTTGCTTCAGTATTTAATAACATTCATGTTCAAAGGAAGGAGCCGGGTGCTAGTGGAACTATTACCGACATTAAAGTTCCTATTGCATATGAGTCACAACAGAAGTATATCGCAAGGTTAATAAAAGATACTGCTAAGAACAGACAAGTCCCTAGAATGGGATTTATAATGAATGGTATGGAAATTGACCCAAGCCGGTCAATGAACCAAATGAATGAATTGACATTTGTACATGGTTCGGACGATACTAAAATGCATAAGATTTTTGCACCAATTCCATATAATTTTAATTTTACGTTAGATATTTACGTAGATTATATGGATGACGGTCTTCAGATTATTGAACAAATCGTTCCGTACTTTCAACCAGATTTCAACGTTGTTATTGAAGAAATACCAGTATTAAATATCGAACGTGATATACCTATTGTTTTGGGTGGTGTTACAATGACAGATGAATTTGAAGGTGAATTTGGTGAGCATAGAATTGTAAATTGGTCTTTAGAATTTGTTATGAAAGGTTGGATGTATCCACCTGTCACGGATGGTAAAATTATTAAAGAAATTACGACTAATTATAAATTTGCAAATGAGGGTGCGGGTGTTATTGGAGCAGCTGATGGTGATTTCAACCTTTCAGATTCTCCAATCATAGAACAAGTAAAAGAATCAGTAGACCCTCTTACAGCAGATTTTACTGACGTTTGGACAACTAAAGTTGAAGTTGGACATCCAGACAACCCTGATGATGCTACAGACGTTGATACTATGTCTGAAGTTAATTGGCCAGTGGATTAAATAATGAGACTATATTATGACAAAAAAGACAGTAAACGAAAAATTAAATGACGAATTATTAGGTTCTGGGGATATTATTTCTGAGTTTGAAAACCCAGAAGAAATTGTATTCGAAGCAGAAGCAGTGCTGGAAGAAGCAAAAGAACTTGCTGCCAGTAGAGAAAGAGGTATTGTACCAAGAAAAGAAGTTGTGTCTAATGCTATGACAGGCGATTTAGATGCTGACTACGAATTCGCAAGAGATAATTTATACAATCTAGTTGATAAAGGAAACGAAGCACTAGAAGGTATTATTAGTCTTGCAAAAGAAATGGAACATCCGAGAGCATATGAAGTTGCTTCGGGGTTAATTAAATCTGTTACCGATACGACGATGGAGTTGTTGAAGATGCAGAAAGAACTACAGATTATGAAAGGGGAAAAGCCGTCAGGGCATTCAACAACTAATAATAATTTATATGTTGGTTCTACTGCGGAATTACAAGCATTATTAAAAGGCAAGGATTTAAAATGAACGACCAAATAAGAAACGAAATATTAATTAAACATAGAAAAGAAACTAGATTACAATCATTAGGTATGATTGTCGGTGTGCTTACTACAATGTTTGTAG